AGAATGTACCTGAATTAGCGTTTACTGAAGATTTAATGAAAACAATGATTGAGCAAAAAAAAACTGAATTAGAAAATTTAAATAAAAGTGAAATCGTTAATCCATTATCAGAAACTCAAAATTGGTTTCCAATTTCAGTCTTAGATAGTGATATGATATTTGGTAAAAATAACGCTAAAATGTTTACAAACCCATATATGCGATATATGATGGTTGAAGGTAAGCAATCAGCTGAAGATATGCTAACCTTAGTAATATTACGAGGATTTTTATTATTAGGATTTGCTAATTATAATAGTATAGATTCTGAATTAATTAAATTACATGGAAGATTAGAAGCTTGGAATTTAAAATTCATATTAGATAAAATAATATCACCTAATGATATTGCGCTAATTGATGGTATAAATAAATATAAAAATTCTAATGATATTATCTCTTCAAATAACTTTAATGATTATATTTTTAAAAAAAATGATACATCGTTAGAATATATTTATATAAAAGATGATAAAAATGATAAATCTTATCTCCCCGTTAATGATAAATTTAGTAAAAGTTGGTGGTATAAAAACAATAATATAAAACCACAAAAAGAATTAATTGAGTTTGTTAAGAAAAATGAATTAATTTTAGCTGGTAATCAAAATAATTATAGTAATTATTTTAACACTACTAAACCAACACCATATATATTACCTAATTTTACACCTATCATACCACAAAATAATATTATAACAAATATTCAACCTACATATGGACAATACACACCACAAACTGATAATAGTTATGTAAATGAAAAAAGTACAAATGATATTGATAATAGTGATGGTTGGGATGGTGCAATATATGTTAATTTAATAGATAAAGAATATATTGAAGACAACCCTTTTAATCCTTTAGAAAATAGTATATTGATTGAAGCTAAAGGAAAAACATTGGATAATTATGATAATAATTATGCTAATAAAAACATTCAACATAAAAATTCAAAAAATGTATTAACAGATAAAACAAACACAACTTCTTATGTGAACCCATTAGGTATTTATGATGGTAATTCAGTTCAAAAATCAGTAAACACATATATTAAGATAAATCCAAAAGGTAGTGAGTTAGGTAAAGAATCTAATGATAATCTAGAAACAACAAAATTTGATACTACAGGTTATTTCTTTGCTGATAATAGAGATACACCATACAATAATAATGAAATGAATTATTTGATTAGTATTTATTACGATAGTAATGCTGAAAACCCAAAAATTCATAGTTTAGAAAATACAGAAAAAGTAAATTACTTTAACGGACTTAAAATAATTGAAACTAAGACTAAAGTTTATTTTAATGGTAAAAGTAACTCCACTAGTTTATCTGTATTAGGGCGCGAAGATGGTAAACGAGCTTCATTTAAAAATAATTATAATATTGTAGTTAATGATAAAAATAAAATAAAAGAATTTTACATACCTAGAATTGGTTTTATTATTGATGATATAACCCCAAGAGCTGTAAGAACTTCAGATTCATTTGATTTATTTGGTAGTGAATTATATTATCTTCAGAAAACTAAAAAAGAAAAAGCTTTTTTATTTTTACACACATTTCCATTTCAAGGATTACCTAAAGGTGATGGTGAGTTTAATTTCTTAGACTACATGATGTTAGATTTTAATGATAGTAAAACATTTGAAACAATTCTTAATGGTAAAGGCAACCCAAAAATATTTGGTATAAAACAATTATTAAGAACAAATAACGCGTTAATTAAAATACCAAAAATATGGGCTTTATTTATCGGTAGTATTTTATGGAGGATGGACGAAAATGATGACCCAATAAAATATCCAGATTCATACAATATAAATAATCCTAGAAATGATGAATTTTTATATAATTATATTAAAAATAAAAAAAATAATTATTGTGGAATTCAATTTTTAAATAAAGGATTTTCACCAGCTAATGGAAAAGTAATAAATAATAGACAAAAAATAGAAAATGATTATAATTACGCTAGAATTGATGAAACTTTAAGAGGATTACCAAGACAAGTTAAAAATGAATTTATAGGTTATTTTGAAACTTGGGTAAAAGGTGATGAATGGGATTACTTAAGAAGCGAATTGGAACTTAAAAATAATAATAAAGAAATAACAAATATACTTGAATTTGAAAATTTATATTATGACCTAAATGATAATTACAAAAAAGATTCAGATTCATCAAATTATTATTATGATGATGATTACTTAAAAAATACAATAACAGAAAAAGTTTATAAAAATTACACAACTGTTAATTTAGTATTAACAAACGATATTATTAATAATGGAGTAAAACAAATTAATTTATATTTAAGGATGCAAACTAATGTAATGGGTAAACTAATTAATTTATTAGCAGAACCTGTTTACATGCAAAATGCTAACCCGTATGTTTGGAAACCTAGAAATTTAAAAAATCAAACTAAATTAAAGGAAACACACCATAAAATAATGGTAAATATTGATGATTTTAAACTTTATTTAGATAATTTTTTAGATAATTTTAAAATATTAACATCAAATTATAAATCATCTGAAAAATCAAAGGTAGAAGAAGCTAAAAAATCTTTATTCGGTTTACAAGATAACGATTCAATTAGGTTAAATATATACAGAACACTAAGTGCCATATATCAAAAATGGATTGCAAATGTAGAAGATGGTAATTTTTTTTCTCAATGTATTTATAATAAAGAACATGATAATATAGCTATTGAAGAAAGAAACAACAAAGAAACACCTAGATTATTAGATAGTTTTAGATTTGTAGATAGAGCTTTCAGAGATTTGGGTGATAAATTATATGTTAATCCTAGAATATTCGTTGATGTAATAAGAAATAATCAAAATGCAACATTTTTTGATGTCACGAATAAAGTTTTAAATGATAATAATTTTCTTTTTATACCATTACCTACATATCTTAATTATAATAATGTAGATGATTTAGCTGATGCGTTTCAACCAAAACCAAATAATGATTATGATAATATAAGTGGACCATCATTTGTTTGTGTCTATGTTGGTCAAGTATCAAATAATTTAGCATTAGAATCTGATGATAGTATAAATTATCCAGATGATGGTATATATGTTACGCTTGATAATAATAACAATATGATTGGATTACCAAATGATTTCACAACCTCATCCAATAAACCTAATCCATATGAGTTGAATATACCCATATTTACAGTTAATTACGGACAACAAAATCAAAATTATTTTAAAGATGTTAGGTTGGACCAAAAAGAGTTTACAGAAACAGCTGAATCATTAGAAATTATAAATGATTTATCAAATCAAGGTGATAAAACAAAAGAAACCTATATAGGTCAAAATTTATTTAATGTTTATCAAAAACGTTCATATTCTTGTGAAATTGAAATGTTAGGCAATGCTTTAATTCAACCTATGATGTATTTTCAATTAAATAATATACCAATGTTTAAAGGTTTATATTTAATTATAAATGTAAAACATACAATTAAACCAAATCATATGGTCACAACTTTTAAAGGTGTTAGAGTTAAGAAATATAAAACACCATTATTGGATATTAATAATGTGTTATATGTTAGTGAAAATAATAAAAAAACAAGCACAACTGCTGTAAAATATAATACAGCTTCTGTAGCAAATTATTGTAGACAAGATACTGTTAAGTTGATTAAAGACGATAAAGATTTCTTAAAGGGAATAAAAGAAATAACAGATTATTTGAATGCTAATTATGAATGTGAAACGACAATAAACCCATGGGATTTATTAGGGTTAATTGAACACGAATCAGCATGCTCATTTAAACCTGATATAACTAGCAATAATATTAACTACGGATTAATACAATTTTCAAATAAAATTGAGGGTCAAACTATGACATATAGGGATAAAGATGGGTCAAACCCTAAAGAAGTATCAGACTTAATAAAATTAACTAGGTCTGAACAAGTGACGTATGTTCATGGGTTTATAAAAGAAAATATAAAAGGTAAAATAAGCCCAAAAAATCTTAACCAAAATAAACCTAAATTATCTATGGGTAGGTTATATTTGATTGTATTTTTACCAACTAAAGTTGATAATCTTGAAGATATTGTAGTTTCAAGTAGTTCAACAGGTAGGGAATATAATTATTGGTTAAACAACCCATCATTACATGAAAATGGTGAGGCCGACAAACCGATTACAGTAACATATTTAGGTAAAATTGTCTCAACTAAAGGAGAAAAATATAAAAATTTAGATTTTAATTAAATAATTTAATATATTTGTAACATGAAAGTCGCAAATATAGTTACAAATAATGCAGTAAAAATAAACAATGATTTTAATATTGTTAATTCTATAGATAATATAATAATAGGATTACCGACATTAATCATTGGTTGGGATATAGTAAAACAAATAAATCCAGATGCTGATTTTTTTAATAGAAAACTATCTGATGAATTATTTTGGACATTTTATTTAACAGAACAAAGAGATTTATATGAACAAGATTTATATACATTTAAGAATCACTCTTATAAAAATTTATTGTCAAATATTAACTACGAATATTTGGACTTTATTCTTTTAGATAATTCAGAAATTTTAAATAAATTTAAAGAAATTAAATTAAAACAAAATAAAATATTGTTTACCATAAATAATATGGTTTATATTTATGCTGATAACACAATTTATGGTATAAATTTAGATGTTGTTGAATTCGTTAATAGAGATAAAAATAAATTATTTGAATACTTAAAATCATTCATAGATGTCTTTTTACAATCCGAGCAAATACTTATAGAATATAAAGATTACATGGAAAATTTAAATCACGATTATAAATTTATTCCATACTTATATTTTATAAACAATCATGGATAAAACAATACTATTAGCTTCTTTTATATTCCCAGAACGTTTGGACTGGTTTTTAGGATATTTAGAGAAAAAATTCGCAATATCTAATGATAAGGTATTTGTATATAAAAATTTGGATGATGAGGATAAAGTAATTGTTACCTTTAAATTTTTAATTAAAAATAATAAAAAAATCAACTTTAAAGACTTATTCCCAAACGCTCTCTCTGTACATAAGAAAGGTGATGCAATATATACCATAAACGCATTAAATAAATTAATATTGGATTTAACCGAAGGTGAAGAAGGTAATATCGACTATAAATCATATAAGATAGATTGGCAAGCTTTCCAAAATAAAATGTTAATCATTAAGAATAATGAATTGATATTATATAATATAAAACGTATTTTTTAATAAATTAAGATATTTATATATAAATAAAAATATAAAAAAAACTTTGGTTATGAATAATGATAATAAAAATTTAGAAACTAACCTTGATAATTTTTTAAATAATACCGAATGTCAAGATAACGAATGTAAGATTAAAGAACCTAAAGAATTGGTTGAAAGAATTAATAAAAAAATAATTACTGAAGATGGTAGACAATTATTAATATAATGTTATGATGAAGAATAATAAGAAACAAATATTAAATGAAGAAATAAGTAGATTTCGAAATTTATTGAATTATGACTTCTATAAAGATGAAAATATCAATGAATCATTTTCATTTCATTCTGAAAAATTAGATAATTTAAAACCAGGTAAAGAAGTAATTTATGGTAGTCTAGAAGAAGAAGATGAAGAGATTGCTGATGAAGCACCTTTAGATACTCAAGATAGTGAAATACCAACCCCAGATGAATTTAATGATAATACTCCTGATAATGGTGATTTAGAAACAGAACCAACCGATGATAATCCAGTTGATAATGAAATGCCAGTAGATGATGAATTAGCAACTGGTACTGACACAAATGATGGTGAAGTAGAATTGGATGTTACCGAATTGGTGAATGGAACTAAAGAAGCTAAACAATCAGCAGACAATGCAAATGCTAACGTAGAACGTCTATTAAGTATGGTTGATACATTGCAAGCTAAATTAGATTCTATGAGTCAAATTTCAAATAAAATTGATACATTAGAAAAAGAATTAGAAAAACGTGTACCAACTGACGAAGAGAAAATTCAACTACGTTCATTGGATTCATATCCTTACAATGTAAAATTAAGTGATTTCTGGGCAGATAGAGAAAGTCCATACACAACAGGTAACGAAGATGAAAACAAAGACGAAGATGGAAACTACGTATTGACAAATCAAGATATCGAAGATATGGATGCTCAAAAAATTAAATCTAGTTTTAATGAAAATCCATACGAAGAAGAAGATATTTAATAATATAATTTTTTTTTAAGAAGGAGCTAATATCACATTAGCTCTTTTTTTTTGCATTTTTTTTAATTAAATGTTGTTTTAATTAAATTAATTATCTAATTTTGTGAAACTAATCATAATGATTATGTAAAATAAATTGTCATAACTTATTGACTTTTTGAATGTTTATCACTATATTAGTATATATATTTAGTAATTTATTAACAATTAAAATCAAAAAAGAACATGGGTGTTTTTGAAGAAATGATGAAACAGTATCAACAATCGCATGTTGGTGCTAAAAACAGTAGTGAGAAAAAGTATGATTTAAAAAACTACTTTAACACATCACTACCTAAAGGTGTAACAACTTTAAAGAAAAGATTTAGAATCCTACCTCCATCTGAAGGTGAGAAAACTTCTTTTCAGTTTATGTTTGGACACGAAAAGAAAGTAGATGGTAAATGGATTACATTTGCTTGTTTAAAACACGAGAAAGACGAAGATTGTCCTTTCTGTGAATCTAGAGAAATTTTATTATCTAGCGGTAATGAAGATGAAAAAGAATTAGCTAAAGAATTTTCAGCTAGAAAGTTTTATGTGGTTAAAGTTATCGATAGAGATAATGAAGCTGATGGTGTTAAATTCTGGAGATTTAAACACAATTATAAGAAAGAAGGTATTTATGACAAAATCATGAGTGCTATCGAAGATTGTGCTCACGATGTTACAGATTTAAACACTGGTAGAGATTTAATCTTAACTATTAAAGAAGGTGCTCAAGGTAAAGCAACTACAATTGGATATGCATTAAATGCTAGTCCATTAAGTGATGATGAAGCTACAATCGAAGAATGGTTAGAAGTTAACAACACTAAAACATGGAAAGATGTTTACTCTATTAAGACTTATGAATATCTAGGGTTAATCGTACAAGGTCATATTCCAGTTTGGGATAAAGAAAAAGAAAAATTTGTACCAAAAACTGTTGAAGGTAAAGATGATTCTTCAGAAGAAACTGAATCTTATGAATTACCTAAAGTTACTGAAACACCTAAAGATTTAACTAAAAAATCTACTAAAACTGAAACTAAAGTTAAAACTAAAGTAGAGGTTGTTGCTGAAGAAGAGGAAGAAGAAACTAGC